GCCGGAGAAGTTCGGCCCGGTCGCGGCCCATATCGAGAAGCATCGCAAGCGTAAAACTATGGCAATGGACGACGCCCTAGTGCAGGCGAACAACGTCGCGATTCAGGCCTGGCAGGCTGGCGGCCTGATTGGCAACGCGGTCAGCGAGGGGCTGCTCTTCCTCGGCTACCCCTACCTTTCCGAACTCGCGCAGCGCCCGGAGTTTCGTCTTTTCGGCGAGATCCGGGCCCAGGAGATGACGCGGAAGTGGATCGACTTCGAGGCCGTCAGCGACGAGAGCACGAAAGAGGAAAAGGACTCCCAGTCTGAGCACGACGATGACGAGGACGCGCGTGACGAGAAGCCGGAGAACGGAGAGAAAAAGAAGCCGCGGAGCGACGCGCGCAACAAGGAGGTCGAGGACAAGATCAAGGAACTCAAGGACGCGTTCGACGAGTTCCGCGTGCGCGATTGGTTCAAGGTTCTCGCCGAGCAGGACAGTTATTTCGGGATCAGCCACCTCTTCGTCGATGTAAAGGGGACGAACCCGGAGGAGATGCGCGACCCCGAGCTCGCCAAGTCGATCGGCAACGGAAACGACAAGATCAGCGCGGCGAAGCTGCGCAAGGGTTTCCTGCGCGGCTTCCGGGTGATCGAGCCGATCTGGGTCTACCCGACAACCTACAACGCGCAGAATCCGCTGCTCGAATCTTGGTACGACCCGCAGGTCTGGTACGTTATGGGCTCGGAGATCCACAAGACGCGGCTCCTGAGCTTCATCGGCCGCCCGGTCCCCGACATCCTCAAGCCGGCCTACGCCTTCGGCGGTCTCTCGATGACGCAGATGGCGCAGCCCTACGTCAACATCTGGCTCCGCACCCGCGAGTCGGTCGGCGAGCTGATCCACGCGTTCTCGGTGATGATCCTGCAGACCAACCTCGGCACGACGACGATGCCGGGCGGTTCCGGCGGCGGTGGCGGCGACATTCTCGCCCGGCTCTGCCTCTTCAACATGCTCCGCGACAACCAGGGCGTCTTCGCGGTCGACAAGAACACCGAGGACTTCAAGAACGTCTCCGCCCCGATCTCCGGGCTCGACGAGCTGCAGGCGCAGGCGCAGGAGCACATGTTCTCGGTCGGCCGCATTCCGGCCGTGAAGTTCGCGGGCATCCAGCCAAAGGGACTGAACGCGACCTCCGAGGGCGAAATGCGCGCCTTCTACGACACGATCATCGGCGAGCAGAACCACTTGTTCCGGCCGAACCTCAACACCGTCTCCGACCTTATTCAGATTCACCTCTGGGGCGCGTGCGACGAGGACATTACCTACGATTTCGTCGAGTTGATGGAACAGACGAAGAAGGAGAAGGCCGAGATCCGCAAGATGGATGCCGAGACCTCTCAGGTGCTCATCGACAGCGGCCAGATCAGCCAGGAGGAGGGTCGCCGGCGCCTCGCGACCGATCCGGAGTCCGGCTACCACGAGATCGATCCCGACGACGTCCCCGAACTGCTCGAGGAGGAGATGGCGGGCTTGATCCCCGAGGGCGCGGGCCGCGGGATCGAAGCCGAACTCGAGCAAGGCCAGCCGAAAGGCGGCGAGCCACCCGGGAGGCGCGGCGGCGGGAACGCAGTCACCCCCTTTCGGCGCAAAGCGCCGCCAAGCGAGTGACGAATTCCGCGAGTCCGACCACCCGCGCGTCTCAGGCGGTGAGAAGGGCGGTCAATTCACAAAGGGCGGCGGTGGCAGCGGAACGCCGAAATCAACAAAAGCGAAGATTTCCGCCAATTACAAAACAAAGAAGGATCACGCCGAACACCTGCTCAAAAAAGGTGTGACCACCAAGGAAATGCTCGAGGCGCTCGGCTGGCCATCGATCTCGATGCCAGCGATGGCGAAGTCGCTCAACATGCGGCTTGAGAAGATCAAGGAAGGCAAGGTCACCCGATATAAGGGCGTCTCGCTCGGCCCGCGAAGCCAGCCAGAGAAGACGCATTCGCTGCTGCCATTCCTTGCCCGACGCGGCGGGATCCGCGCCGACGATGGCAATATCTCGGACGTCCGCACCGCGATCGGCAAGAACAACAAGTTCATTCCCGGCTTCGGTCAGCTGATCCGGCCACAGAAACAGCTCTCCACCGCCGCCAAGCTCGGCGGCAAGTATGCCCCGATGGATCTCGACGGCGCGCGCGAGGCCGCAGTCGAGGCCGGTTATATCGATCAATCGACCACGCTGCCGGAATTCATCGAAGCGATCGACCGCGAACTGCGAGGAGAGCGCGTCTACCCGGCGGGCTATCTTCCCGAAGGTCGATCAGACGACCCGGGCGAGCTCGAACATCAGCAAAACGGTTTCATGCAAGAGCTGCACGCATCTTCCGGTGAATTGTCCGACGCAGAGAACGTGCGCGCCATTGAACTCTGGACCCACGAGGGACTAAATGACCCGATCGACATCCTCGAACGAATCGCGCTAGAGACCGACGATGGAGAAATCTCCGCAGGTGCCGAACCGCGAAGCGAACCCATCGCAGGTTGGGATGATGACGGCAGCGCAATACCGTTCTAGAGCTGCCGCGCTCCGCGCCAAGAATCCGAAAAGCCGAGCGGCCGTACTCTATGATCGGCTCGCCAAATTACGCGGCGAAAGCGAGATCGACAAACTCGCCGACAAATACCGCGAGCGGCTCACCGGCGATGATGCGCCGGTCCGAGAGAACGCACGGCGGGACGCGATCATCACTGCAGGCGGAGAAACCAAATGAGTCCGGAGCAGGCGAAGTGGCTCTCGAGCAACAAGAGATACCGCGCGGCGCATACGGTCGGCGGCAATACACGGTTCGCCCAGCGCGGCATCCTCCACGCCGACGGCAAGTACGAGCCGTTCGTTCGCGGCAAGCCGCAGCGGATCACCCAAGGCTGCTTCGAGGTCGGCGTCCTCGAGGTCCGCGACCCAGCGAGCGGGCAGTGGGAGCCGGCCCGGGTCTGATATGATGAGACCGCTGAGTCTTCATGAAACAGGAGAAACCCCATGTGCGACTACAGCCTAACCAACGTCGTCTCCCGGCCAGCGAAGGTCGGAGACAAGCTCGTCACCCGCGACTTCGGCACCGGCACCCGCGGCTTCGCCCCGGAGGGCTCGGACGATCGCACGGCCGTTTGCGTGCTGCCCGGGACCGAGCTTGCGTTCGCGAGCGACGTCGAGATCGTCAGCACCGGCATCTCACTCTGGCGCAGCAAAGTCCTTCCGCATCGGCTCGCCCGCTTCCGCCAGATCAACAAGGAACGGGTGGCAGCGCACCACGACGCGCTCGAGTTTCCGGACGGAACGGTCGTGCTGCTGACTTACGTCACCGACGGCCAGTCGGCGACCGTCCTCCAGCTCCCGGCCGCGCCGCGGAACGAAAAGGAAGTCGAGGATCAGAAGCGCGTGGCGCACGTCGGCTGATGCGAAACTGGGGTCTTCCGAGGAGAATCGTTCAGGAGCCGCCGCGATGGTGGCGGCGGCTCTGTGATCGTCTCCGCCGCTGGATACGGTCGCACGGATGACCGGCATCATCTTGACGGATTCGTCCGGGAACTCCCTGGTCGATTCGTTCGGGAACCCCCTAACGACTCTTGATCCTATGCTCACCGTCACCCTTGGCGCCAAGATCGCGCTCTCCGTCCGTTATCTCGACCAGACCGGCAACCCGATGCGGTTACAGCCGGTCCCGGACGCGACGCCGCCGGTCGCCTGGACGAACACGGCCCCGGCAACGGAGACGCTCACGGTTGCCGGCTCAACAGCGACCGCCGCGACGATCGCCGCCGGCGCCGACGCGATCAGCGTCGCACTCTCGGTCAACGGCGTCCCCTACACGGCTTCGCTTGCAGTAACGGTTGAGCCGCCACCGCAGGGCGGCGTCATCGACCTGTCGACCGGTGACGTCGCGCCAGAACTCGCCGGTCTGTGAGCTGAACCGATGGCGAGACTTCGCGGCGAGACCGGGAGAGAGATCGTACTCCGCGCGGTCCAGCCAAATGCCGGGCTGCGCGCCGGATTCCGTCGACGCCTGCTCGCACTCGTCGACGAGATGACCGCCTCTTACGACCGCTGGATCAGGGCGCAGTACCGGGCGAAGCCGCCGGCGATGGCGGAGGACGCTTCCCCGGCGAAGGAACTCGAGCGTGAGCTCAAGCGTCTGGCGAAGCGCTGGGACGCCCGCTTCGACGAGGCCGCCGAAGCAATGGCGAAGTATTTCGCGAAGTCTGCCTCGGCCCGCTCCGACGCTGCGATGCGCTCGATCCTCAAGCGCGGCGGTTGGAGCGTGAAGTTCAAGGTGACGCGCCCGATGCAGGACGTCATGAACGCGACGATCGCCGAGCAGGTCGGACTGATCCGCTCGATCCCGCAGGAGTTTCACAACCAGATCCAAGGGCTAGTGATGCGGAGCGCGACCGTTGGACGCGACCTCTCGACGCTTTCGACGGAACTGAAACAGCGCTACGCCATCACGCGGCGGCGCGCCGAACTGATCGCGCGAGACCAGAACAACAAGATGACCGCGAGCTTCACCCGCGTCCGCCAGGTCGAGCTCGGGATCACTCAAGCGATCTGGCTGCACAGCGGCGGCGGAAAGAAACCGCGGCCTACCCACGTTCGCAACAGCGGCAAGCGGTACGACGTGCAAAAAGGATGGTGGGATCCGGCGATCAAGCGCTATATCTGGCCGGGAACGGAGATCAACTGCCGCTGCGTAAGCAAGCCGGTCGTGAGAGGATTCTCGTGATGGAGATCAGCCTGACCATCGAAGCGGGGACCGCCGCCGACCTCAAGCAGCGACTCGCCAAAGCGCTCGAGCCGGTCTGCGAGATCATGGACGAGTGCAACGCTCTCGGCTTCCAGCCGGGCTGGGACAACATCGCGCCGCAACCGCCGACGAACAAGCATAAGCCGGTCAATCTCCGCCTGGTCAGGATCTACTGATGGCCGATCTCGTTATCGTCAACCCTGCTGCAAGCCACGGAATCTACGGCCCGCTCGGCGACGAGCTGATCGCGGTCGAACCGCCTCAGTGGTGCCGTCTGATCGCTGGCTTCATCCAGGACAAAGGTTTCAGCGTCGAGATCATCGACGCGGAGGCGGAACGATCGACGTCGGCTCAGGTGCGGGCCCAGATCGCGCGTGCCGATCCGAAGCTGATCTGCGTCGCGGTCTACGGCCATCAGCCTTCTGCCTCGACGCAGCAGATGTGGGGCGCGCGGGAACTGACCGACGCGATCGCCGCAGACGGCGAAGACTCCGACTGCCCGCAAATTGTTATGGTTGGTGGTCATCCTTCGGCTCTTCCGATCTCGACCCTGCGCGAGCACTTCATCGACTACGTCGGCGTTGGCGAGGGGCAC